ACAGTGTCTTCATTTACTGGAGGAGTTTCTTCCTCTACGGTTTCTTCTGCAACTGCATCCTTATTAATGGATACTGTTCCCTGACCTTTACCAGGAAGAGACTTACCTGCTTCCTTACCAATAGGAGGAGTTGCTCCTGGAGGTGTAGCCTTAGGTGCTGCTGCAACGCCGGCTTTTACGCCTTTTGCGTTTGCGATTTCATCGCCGTTAACTTCTGGTGCTACAGATGCCTTACCTATAGTGCCGGCTGGGCTGTGTACGCTAGGAGTGTGTCCTGCGGAACCAAAGGTTGTGTCAGCCGTTGCTCTTGCGGAAGATAGAGAACCACAAACGAAGATGCTGTTGAGGAAGACACTGTAGAAGAAGAAACCGTAGAGGAAGAAGTGCCTGTTGCAGAAACCGTTAAGGAAGCAGTAGCAGCATTCAAACTAGATGTTTCCGCAGATATCAAGGCAATGTTTGAAGGTGTAGAAGTACCAGCAGAATTCGTTGCAAAGGCAACTTCCATCTATGAAACTGCCCTAAAGACTTCTCTAGTTGCAATTGCAACTCCAATCGTAGAAGCACAGAAGCAGGCATATTCTGATAAGTTGGATGAAGCGGTAGAAACTGTATTCAATACTGTTACCGAAAAGACCACAGATTTCATGACCTATGTCGTAGAAAACTGGACCAAGGAAAATCAGATTCCTCTAGAGACAACCCTAAGAACAGAATTGACGGAAGAATTCATCTTTGGTCTAAAGCATCTGTTCGCCGAGTCCTACATTGACGTTCCAGAAGATAAGGTAAACGTCGTAGAAGAATTGGGCCAGAAGGTTAAGGAACTAGAAGAAAAGTTGAACGAAGAAACTGGTAGAAATGTAGACCTACACAAGAGACTTAACGAAGCGGCAAAGACCACTATCGTATCAGAGTCCCTAGAAGGTCTAACAGACACCCAGGCAGATAAGCTAAAGAGCCTAGTAGAAAACGTACCGTTCACTACTACCGATGAATTTACTGCAAAGGTTGCTGAATTAAAGGCAAACTATTTCGCTGAATCCAAGGCTGTTGTAAACAACACGACTGCTAAAGTTCTATTCGAGACAGTTGATGCGGAACCAGAAGAACCAAAGAAGTCTTCCAATCCACTTAACGTAAGAATGGAACACTACGAAAAGGCACTTACAAGAACAGTTGGCTCCAGGAAATAAAAAGTAGAAAACCTGGAAGTTATAAATAACTCTATAATAGAAAGAAATGTTTTCTTCTATAACACAAGAAAGGGATTATTAAGATGAACCTAAACGAAGCACTAGTAACCAAGTGGTCCAAGATTTTGGAACACGCTGATCTTCCAAAGATCAAGGACCCATACAGAAAGGCCGTAACTGCTATTCTTCTGGAAAACCAGGAAGAAGCAATGGCTCAGGAAAGACAGATGTTGAACGAAGCTGCGCCTTTGAACTCCACTGGTGCTGCTATTGGTTCATACGATCCTATCCTGATTTCTCTAATCAGAAGGGCTCTACCTAATCTAATGGCTTATGACGTTTGCGGTGTCCAGCCAATGACTGGTCCATCCGGTCTTATCTTCGCGATGAAGGCAAGATACGGTGACAACACCACAAACAGAAGTTCTGCAACGGAAGCGTTGTGCAACGAAGCAAACACATCCTTCTCCTCTGGTAATCAGGGTGGTAACACTGCTGGTCAGATTGCACAGACAGGATCAAATGCGGTTTCCAACCTATTGTCCTCCTCTACCTACACTGTCGCTAATGGTATGACCACAGCACAGGCAGAAGCATTGGGTGATACAGGTGCTAACCTATTCGCTGAAATGTCCTTCAAAATCGACAAGGTTCCTGTGTATGCAAGAAGCAGGGCGTTGAGAGCAGAATACACCATGGAACTTGCACAAGACTTGAAGGCAATCCATGGTCTAGATGCTGAAACGGAATTGGCTAACATTCTGTCCACAGAAATTCTAGCCGAAATTAACCGTGAAGTTATCCGAACAATCTATCGTTCTGCATCCGTTGGTGCACAGTACGGTGTAACAACCGCTGGTACATTCGACTTGGATACAGACTCCAATGGTAGATGGTCCGTAGAAAAGTTCAAGGGTCTTATCTTCCAGATCGAAAGAGAATGTAATGCTCTAGCGAAGGCAACAAGGCGTGGTAAGGGTAACTTCGTTATCGTTTCTTCCGACGTTGCATCCGCAATGGTCATGGCAGAAAAGTTGGACTACACTCCAGCCCTTAATGCTGATCTAGAAGTTGACGATACAGGTAATACCTTCGCTGGTATCCTAAATGGTAGAACAAGAGTCTACATCGATCCTTACTTCGGTGGTTCTGCTGGTGGTGACGAATTGGTCGTTGTTGGTTATAAGGGTTCATCCGCTTATGACGCCGGTCTATTCTACTGCCCTTACGTTCCTCTACAGATGGTAAGAGCTATCGGTCAGGACACCTTCCAGCCTAAGATCGGATTCAAGACCCGATACGGTATGGTTGCTAACCCATTCGCTACCTCCAATGGAGATGGTGTAGTTGGTGATAGAAACACCGCTGGTCAGGCTAACATCTACTACAGAATCTTCAGAGTAAGAAACCTTACATAAGAAGAAGAAAAGTGGAGAAAAAACTAGAGCCCTGGAGTTTCCAGGGCTCTTTTTTTATTTCAAAAAATTATACAATGGGGTTAAATCAAAATCCTCAGGAAAATGATGTGGATATGTCTTATCGGTTCTAGGAGGAATTTGACCTTTTTTTATCAATTCATCCTCTAGTAATTTAAAATCAATAATTTCCCTTACTTTCTTTTTTTCAATATCTTCCCTAGAGACATTGACATAATATTTCTTTTTTCGAAATTTCGCCTGTTTTGTGAATCCTCTTTTACCAGCCATTTATTCCCATCCTTCTTTAGGAACAATATCGAACCCTTTAATAATTCCATCAGGCTTTTTGTCCCAATCCATAATACCAATAAACAATGCCTTTACATCCGGATATCCACGTTCTGTTGCTTCCTTGATTGCCGCTTCCCAATAACCTTTAAGTGAAGGAATATGTTCTCTTTCTTTCCATACATATCTAGGAACACCCATGAGATAGTCATATGAAACAAGTTTTACATCCAATTGGCTTATAATTCGATCTAATTTCTCCCATTTCTTATAGGCCTTCATTGCCCAAAATTGATCCAACATCCATGTTACTTCCGAACCGGTCGCTTTACGAAGTACATGAATCTTGGTAATTATTTCTTCATCTGTGGCAAGATAGTCATCTATCTTGTTCATGTTCCATTTCCAATAACATCATTTAAGTGATCAATTCTGGCTTGAATTACTTTGATTTCATATTCATCATCTTGAACCAATTTCAAAACAGAAGGTTTATGATGATCGGTTATGACATATTGTAGTGCATAATATCCACTCAATCTACCTTTAAGAAAACAAATGTGTTCCTTATCTGTCATCATCCACCTACCGCTGAAATATACTTAGATTCTTTCGCCTGTCTGATTAATTCCATTAGTTTCTTGCGGGCATGTGCATATGATTCCAAAGGCTCGGATATTGCATAGCACACTCCTAGATTATAGTTTTCCAAGAATATCTGATATCCTTCGGCCGCTGGGATTACGTTGTATCTAGTTTCTTTCATTAATCCTCGTCCTTTTCCGCTTCCTCTAATTCTAACTTAGCCTTTTGGATGCGTCGTTCCTTACTAAGTTTCTTCCAATCAGGCTCACCATATAACCAATCGATCTTAGGCTTTCCTAGATCGTATACTTCCTTTGCCTTATCATCTGATAGGTAACAGATAGTATCATAGTCTGTTCCACCTAGATCATGAGTCCTGATCACTAGACGCCATGGATATTTCAAAAATTGCTTCCATGTAGGAAGACCTGATCCCATAATATACAATCCAGACATATTACCTCTCTATTAACAAGAACAAGAAAAGAACGAACCTTCTTTTTCTTCTTCCGTCAATGCAACACCCTTAAGAACTTCATAGGCATCCCAGAATTCTCTAGGAACACCCATTCCTTCAAACTTACCATAATAAGGAAAATCATCGTCGCCCATTTCTTCGCCCATATAGTATTCACCACAACTCAAATAGGCCTCTGCGGCACCCATGATGGTATCATAATCTTCAGTGATGGAATGACAATAATTGTACATCCATGCAATTGCTTCATCTTTAGTCATTTTATATTCCTCTTATTATACTGTCGCAATCAATGTTTCTACAAAGAATTTCAATGCCACAAAAGAGGATATACCAAGTCCTAGTGAAGTAAAGGCAAATACATTCACCCTCTTTTCATAATACTGTGCAGCAAAAAAGCCAGCACCTAGCACCAACAGAGTATATAATACTGCCAATAATCCTACCATTTCTTTCCACCTTCCTTGAGTCTGTTTTCTACCTTATGATCGGCTCTAGATTCGTTATAGGCATTTTTCTCGGCCACAGCACCATCCAGATCATATCCAAATGCACCTGCATAATCAAAGATACGGATTAGCGCATCTGCCAATTCTACTTCTGCCATTTTACGATGGGGAAGTTTATCATCCATCAGGCCTTTGCGTTCACCCTCCATTGCTTCCGAAATCTCGGATACAATGAGCATGAGAAGTTCGCCCTTGTTTCTATTCAGTCTTTCGCCAGTATTAATATCATGCCACCATTTTGCATTTCTTTTGTGACATTCAGCAGCCAAGTCATTCAGTGCGCCCATAATTCTCCTTGTTATCTGTCTACTTTTCCAAACGATTCCATCCAATATGATAGAACTTTACCAGCCTCGGAGGCCTTCATTCCGAAGGCCTCCTGGACATAAGGTCTGGCGCCAAACATGTTGGTCACTCCGGACTCACGAAGATCATCCAGATATTCCAACATTTCATCCGTACAATATTCAGGTCTGGACATTAGAGACCGAACTTCTCAAAGACCTTTGCCATATTAGCCATATCTTTCTTGAATTTGGCTCGATCAACATAATATGGCGTAATCTCTACATCACGTGCCAAATATTCAGGTATATTATAACCTAAATTATCCAAACCATCTTCAATGTAGACAGTGTTTGCGCGTTGTAAATCCCTCATTACATTAAAATATGGTTTTGATAGTGATGGCCCTAAGTCATCTTAATCATGAACATTTAGAGATATGCGCAGCATTGCTTCTGTTTTACTAAAAACAATCATATTAATCATGTCATATTCTCTTTGTATTTTTATATCTTTATATTTCGGCTTAACAT